TCCACTACCAACATAAGAGCAATTATTTCCATAAACATCACATGCAATACCACTAAATGGTGGTGTAACACTTGTAGCGCTATAAACTATTACTTGATTTGCCACGATTAACTACAACTTACACAAGATATGTCATAATCAATCAACAAGTTGACTTTTATTTCAGTATCTTGTAATGGATTTATTGTTTGTGGACCACAATTTTTACTAATTTCTTCACAGTTTGTTTTTATTGTGATTCTATTTGAAGGTATATCTATTGTTACATCAGATATCCCTACAAACTCATTTAATATTGTAGACATTGCTTCAGCCCATAACAAATCATTTGGGTAATCAGTAGACCCTGAAGATGTGTAAAATATAGTTTCCGCAGATTGTCCCCCAACTTCGGCGTTTATTGCGAAAGTCGCTGAATTTATAATACAATTTGTGTCACCACTAGTTAGGTCATTAAACCCTTCTAAATACATTGCTCTGATTGTTCTTTTAGTTACCAATCCACTATCTGTAAAATTATCATCACATACATTATAGTACAAATAATTAACATATTTTTTTGTACCTGTTAATGTTGCGTATTTTGTAAGTGTACAACCACTAGCATCTGTTACAGTTAAACTGTATGTACTCGCAGTTAAACCTGTGACCGTACTTCCAGTTTGAGACCCCGTAGTTCCACCACTCCAAGTTAAAGTAAACGGTGGTTCACCACTAGTGATGAATGCCGTGATAGAACCATCATTACCATTTAAAGGTTGGTTTGGATATAAGTTGAAGTTTACGGTCTGACTGTATGGTATATTAACGGCATATGACTGTATACAAGGCGGTGATGAGGTGTCTTGTATTGTTAAGGTATAATTACCGTAAGCCAAATTTGTAAATGTGTTAAATAAACTTGTTACGGTAGTAATTGTTGTATTTGGATTATTTGACGGACCTGTTAATGAATATGTGTATGGAAATGTTCCTCCTGTAGAAGCACTTACAACTAAAGATCCATTATTTAATCCACATGTGGTACCACTTACTTGAGTAGTTGCACTATATAAACTAACCGAATTTATAACTGTAGATGCCGTATAAGTACAACCTGCCGACACAACTGTTACAATATATGTTCCACTTCCTAAACCATAGAATGTCTCATTAGAACTACCAAATAACCCTACTTGACTAATACCTGTGGTTCCTGATACAGAGATCTGTAAATTAGTTGCACTACTAAGCCCACCATCCACTAAAACATTAATGTTACCGTCATTTGCAGAACAAGTTGAATTAGTTGTAGTGACAGCAACGGTACTAAATGAATTTGGTGTTAATAAACTTACTGAATCATAAATCGTACATAAACCAGCATCGGTAACCAAAAACGAATACAAACCTGAAGACAGTCCTGTAAATGTTACAGAAGTATCAAAAGTAATTTCAACTTGACCTGACGATCCACTGAAAAAATAAGGCGCAGTTCCACCAACTATAATAAATTCAACTTCACCGTCATTGGCAAAACAAGAAGGTTGTGATATAACAATAAATCCGCCAGAAGTTAATGGTGGTACGGTATTAACCGTAAATGACTCACTTATGGTACATCCAATAGGATTTGTAACAGTGGCAATATAACTTCCCGACGTTAGTCCTGTTATTGTTGATCCTGTTTGCCCTAAAGCATTAGGACTCCAAGTTATTGTGTATGCTGACAATGGTGGTGTCAATCCTGTTAGGAAAATTTTACCACTACCTGACCCCAAACAACTAGCATCGTCAACAACGTATGCGCCGTAAGTTAAACCTGATGAAGGATTGATTATTACAGATGCCGTTATTCCCGTACATCCACCACCATCATTTGCAACAATATAATAAGTGCCAGCTGAAAGAGATGTGAATTCATAATATGAATTAGATGTTGTTGCGGTTGTAATTAAATTATTACTTATATCGTACAAATTAAAGGAAACAAGACCATAAACGCCAGACGTGAAACCTGTTATTGTTCCATTATTTTGACCGCAAGTGGTATTGGACGAATCAATAGTTGCGGTAGTACCTGTTGAAATATAAATGTTTAGAACTTCTTTTTCTGTACTAGAGTCTGTAAGTTGAGCATAATATGTACCTCCTGTAAGGCCAGTTACTGAGTATGTAGTTGTTGCGGCAGAAAGTGGTAATAATCCTTGTCCTGTTGCATCTGAAACGCTAAAAGGCGATACTGTTGGTGTACTTCCAGTTAGATTAAACGAAACCGCACCACTACCTGTATTACTACAATCCCCCGTTACACTATAATTATAAATTAAAATACTCATTATCCATTACAATATATTTCGAACTCCAGTCCTATGTTTATTTGGAAGTCATCAAAATTTGGTTGACAATTATTGTTAAACACCGTTATTTGTTCAATATCCTCATCAATATTATAACTATACCCTGAGGTTAGTAAATTATTTAATGTGTCACTTAAAGCGTTCACCCATTCTGTGTTAGTAGGGACGTTAAATGGTCCAATACCTGTATAAAATGGTGATATCACAAGTACAACCCCATTTACTCTTAAATCTACATTCCAAGTAGTTATAACAGAGTTTTGTGAACAGTCATTTGTGTTTAATGAATTTTGACTATAGAAAGTATCTAAAGTATCATTCAACACCGCACCCATAGATGTAATTGTTGGGTTGCTATTCCATGGATAAAGCCCACATACCACTTGCTGAACAGGACAATCGTATACAAATAATTGTGTTGCCAAAGAACAAGGTTTACAAGGAACTGGAACGATTTTACATCCTTCTTGTCTTCTCCATACAAATTTTTGTCTATGGAAAATTGAATTTTCTAATCTAACCCCTGTATTCCATATTGTAGTTGCAGGAACCATTTGTTCAACCATTCTAATCCAATAGTCTCCCATACCATTAATATAATCTATCATTGTTTGGTATGTGAAATTATCGTTTGGTACACCTGCTTGTGTTTGAGACTCTAAGTATCTCCAATATATTGATTGTAATGTAGGGTAACCACCAGTTTTACCATCAGTAATATATTGACGATTTCTTGTGTTAACCATGTTTCTCCAAAATGTTTGAGCAAATTCAAAGAAAGTTTTTTGTTTTGGTTTTGGGATAATTGTTGTCCAATCTATTCCTCCATATCTTGGGTATGGGTTTGGTACACTACAAGGTGTGTCAGGTGTGTAGAATAATCCTTGTTCAGGTATTGGATAATTGTATTGTCTAGACATTGTCCAAACATCATAAACTAAACCTTGAGCCGGATTCATCATGATGTCGACATTTTTTACATTCAATGTTAAACATTCTTCACCAACTTCATAATAGGCATTAAATCTACCATCAAAACTTGTTCGTTGTGTTGGTGACGTATCACTCCAACTTTTTTTGTTGTCCTGAACTCTTCTAATCTTATACCCTAAATTCATATAAGGAAAATTTCTGTAAAGTTGCAGATATTCCTCACCATAATTGAAAGGTAAAAGTTGTGTTTGATAATTAGGGTTGTTGCCTATGAATACTTCATTTGTTGGAATTGCAAATTCAGGCATCCTGTGTTGTGGAGTAGACTCAAACCATCCTCCCCCAATTTGGAAGAAGTATCCCTCAGTTGGTGTTGGCATTTTTGGACATCCAAAATCATCAACAGGATAATCTTCTCTTGTTGTTAATACGGTTGCATTTGCAAATGTTGTTGTAAAACCAGTGTACTGTATTCCTTGTATTGAGAACGTATTGTTAGTTTCTAAAACAGGATATTCTTGTAGGTAAGTCCCTCCCGATAATTGTAAGTATTGTTGGTTAAACTCACTCATGTTGATTCTTTGATCAGCAACATAAATATGTTCGTTAAAGTCTATTAAGGCTTCAGGTGCTCCAACCATTCTTAAAAGACATTCAATAGATTTTCTTGTTCCTTTTGATTTGAATAACCAAGCCGAATTTAAAATTAAATTTCTATAAAATTGATAATTAATTTCTTCAGGTGTTGGTCCTATCTGTAACCCAGGAAAAGTATTTGGTTGTGTCGTAAAAACCGCTTGTAACAATTCCTCATTAGATATTGGTGAGAAGTTTGTAACCCAACCTAAAGTTTGTGCTAAATTTTTTAAAAGTTGTGATGGTATATCATTTTTAACTGTGTAATGAACACTATTAATATTACCTAAAGCTGAGATGAATGATTTAGTTTCATCAAAACTTCTACCATAAATCTGTAAAAGTTTTTCAAATTTATGATCAGGAGTGTCAAATTCCTTTAAAGCCCCTGTTGTTAAAAATCTTGATACTAAATTAGTGTTATATGTGTCAAGGTTGATAGCGAAATCGTTTATCTGCGTTAAGTAGTTATCAAAAGTTTGTGATTCAATATCTAAATTCCAAAGACCAGACTTAGGGAATGTTGCAAGCTCCGTTGTTATTCTAAAAGTACCATCTTCTTGTTCTCTTGGTACTGTAAAAGTTGCAGTGTATGGAGGATTAATATTTCTATTTAATAGAAAATTTTCAACAGGATCAAATTTAAGGTTAAAAACTCTGTTAACCTCATAATTATTTGGTCTTATAACAATATAATCGTAGGATATTGCGTTACCATTAAATGGGTTTCCATCAACAATTAACTTTAACGTTGTTGAGTTACTTGTGTTAGGATATAAATAATTAACAGGATATTCATTTCCATTAACAACTAAAGCATATTTTTTATACTCCAACTTCATGTTCCTTAAAGATGAAACTTCCATCTCATTAAACATCATGTTTGTTTCAGCATTTACGGTGTAATCAATATCAAATGGATTTCTAATTGATGATATTAAAACTTCAAATGTTGTATCATCTTCAACCGAATCATGAGAAATATTGAAAGCGGTTTCTTGAGTAATAAACTTACTAGTATTTGGTGGTACTTCTAATCCAGCAGGATAAAAGTTAATTATTTTAGTTATCGATACTGAAAATCTTTTAACTAAAGAACCATATTGAGTAAAGTTTGTTACTTGTGATAGATCATAATTTGGGTAAACTCTGTAATTGTTTGCTAATATTTCAGCGGCCTCTACATTGTTTTGAATATTTATGCTCTCAAGATTTATTGGATTTGAGAATGTCCCAATGTTAAATGTTCTATTTTGTTTCTCAGTTATGTTTGTTGTGAAATTGAAATTTGCTTGCGTTAACCCTCCTCCAGTGACTAACTGAACTCCAACCAAATTATTAGAAAATTCATTGGCGGCACTACTTTGAGGTGGACAAGTAAATTTCTGTATAGCCATTAAGCAACAATATTATTAAAAGCTTTAGAGAAATCGATATTTTCGTTACGATTTTGTCTAACTTCATAAAGAAGAGTATTAAACTGATCTTTAATCTCATACAAGTTGTATTGTTGATAGATGTTATTATCAGCGTCGTAAATTGTGTAAATACCGTCCTCAATAGATTTAGTTTGGTTACCATAAAGTGCTATCGCCAACGTTGAGATATCTTGGTCAACTATTTCAATTTCAGTTGAAATCGGATTAAAATAAGTATTACTTATGATAATACTTTGGTTAGGTTGTCCAATATAAGGAGTTGCACTTGGTTTGTTTGTTGGTGATGAAGATGGTGAAAGCGTACAAAATAAAAGGTTTGTTGCTCCTTCCACGTATCTATATCTAATCGATTTTTGAATTGTATTAGTTAAGTTTTGAATGACTGGCTCACAATAGAATGAAGATGTTATTATTCTAAAGAAGTTAGGAATTTTTGTTCCATCGGGATTTAAATATTCAACTCTAAACCCTACAAGTCCTTGATTAACAAACTTATTTCTATATTGTGTTGGGACATTGTTTAAATCAATCACAATTCCTTTAACATTTGGTAATGCCGATAAAACACCACAATCCGTGATAATTGTTCTAATTTGCGCGGGTCTAATCATTAAAGTATAGATCCCCAAACTTGTGAACTGATCGGCAGGTAGTTTTAAACTATACAACCCACCTAAGACCTCAACTGTGTCACCACCAGTTGCGTTGTTATTAAAGTATGGTCTTAAGACATCCTGAGCGTTCAATGTTGTTAAAATGAAGTTTTGTGTGTCATCTCTTGATGGTGTATAAACCATAACGATTTCCACGTCTTCAGGACTGACATCCGCTGGTCTGATAGTTCCGTAATTACCTGTAGCCATTTGTTTTTTCTTTTTATTTTATAAATAGTTATGTTGATACTTTTTCAATGTTGAAATATTTGTATCCGTATTTTTCTAAGTCCCCTACGTTATCAACTTCACCAATTCTTTGTATATTTTCTAATGGTGTATATTTTCCTCTTTCAATATAAACATTAGTAATAATTTCAGGTTGATCAATGACATTTAATAGTGCCTCATTTTTTGTTAATGCCGATAACACAATATCACCAGGAACTAAACCATATGAATCCGTAACATATATGGTATAATCTTCGTAATCCAAATAAGTAATACCATTTATGGTATATGCTGTATATAAATTACTTGGGTCTGGTCCCCAAAATGTTCCAATCGCCCCTGTAGTTCCTGTAACTTGGACTCCTAATTTAAATTTACCGTCGTATAAATTTGTTTTTGGTCCAAACTGAAACAGGTCGTTAACAGAAGATAGTGTTAAACCTGTTATTGGAAATGGGACAGAAGTATAATTGTAAGAATAATAGTCATTTATGTTTGTGTTAGAGTCTCCCGTAAATATGTAATCATAACTTATTGGTGTTGCTGACCAATTACCACCGGCAGGGTAAAAAGTTATCGACCCATTTGGATCTGGTATTGTCGCATTTGTATAAGGAATATTAACATTTTTTTGAACTTTTGAGATCCCCCATGGCGAATTAGCCGTAAGTGTTATAATGTATGATGTCTGACTAACAGGATATGTGTGAGTTATAGGTGAAATACCTAAAACCGCCTGTGGTGCTGACCCATCACCCCAATCCAAAGTGTAAGTTACTAATTGTAAGAATTTTATTAATTCTAAATCTGAAGTGTTATAAAATGTAAACGTGTATGGATTTATTGTATTCGCAGTTACAATAAAATTATTTAACACATCAAGTTGTAAAATTAAACCATCCGTTGGGGTATAATACCCAATATCCACAGTTGATTCGGTTAACATTAAATTAACGGTTAATCCCGTTAGAAATGACGTACCACCTGTGTTTCCTGATAACACATACTCCATTGGTAAATAGACACCAGTAGTTCCTGTTGTTGTCGCACTAAATGTTGATGCGGTTAAACAACAAGGATCTATAATTGTTGTTATATCTGTTTCCCCTGTATAAGGAACAAATACCAAATCACTCTTGATGTTTTCAGGAGAAATTATGAAATTATATTCTTGTAATTCCATTATGGATTAACATATTCATACCATTTTATCGGTGATAATCCGTCCCCAACTCTTAAGTTTGTTGAAGTGGAGAATACCTCGTAAGTTTTAGTTGCGTAATTTAAACTATACTTATAATAGAAATAGTCCGCATTATTAAAAGTAAATTTAGTTGGTGTTATTAAATCTTGTCGCGTATTAGTCATTTGTTTAAAAACACCTAATCTAGCATCAAAGAATTTCGCCGTAACATAAAAGGTATCAACATCTATGAAATCTCTACTTCTTAACCAATAAACAAAAAACCCTTCTTTATCACCCAAATAATCTAAAACCATTTTTGGTTTTTTAATATCAACAGGTGGAACCAAAGGTGAAATAACAACAGTCTGAGTTAATCCTTGTTGAACAGGTAAAATTACAGATAAATAAATTTGTTGATCTCTTTCATCCGCAGTATCGTAAAAATCCAACTTAAAGAAAGATTTGGTGAATGGTTTTGAATAGTAGTATATTTCTTCCGCGGTAAATCCGTTATTCAAATATGAAATATTCCAGTTACCTACAGTATTCGCAGTTATTGGTTGTGAATCATCATAAAAATAAAACTCATAATTAATTCCCGTATCTTGGTTTTGAAATACGTTATGTGAAAATCTTGCAATTTCAAAGTCCGACGCAGGTCCTATAACTTGATCAATAATACTTACTTCATATTCGTCGATAGCATCGTCTTTTCCCGTAAAATCCCATTGCATGTTAATTGGTATATTAACAAACTGTTCTAATTCGGTTTTTAATATTTTTATTCTATTCGCATTCATCTGTCGTTGGTTCTGCTATTGTTGTTATGTTCAATGGAACCGAACCTGAAGTCGCATAATCATTTGGTATGTTATATAATTCAGGAGTAATTCTAAAAATTGTATTTTTATAAGGGTAATGAGCGTTGTTTAAAAATGGGTAATCAACACCAATACCATCGGTATCAATAAACCCATAAGGATATTTATCTCTCCATCTAAAAAGTGCTGCCATTGTGGAATAATATGCGTAGTCCGGAATACCAACAACATTTGATGAACTACCCTCTTCTATGTAATCAGAAAATGCTGCAATTTGTATTGCACTGTGTGGTTGATAAAAATAACCAGGTTGGTTTGTTGGTAAAAATTCATTATAAAGTGTGAACCATAATGGATTATACTTTATTTTATGTTGATATAAAGATATAACTCTTTCTAATTGTTCATAATTATTCCACTCACAATAATCACCATCTATAGTATCACCAGACTGTAAAAAATCATTATAAAAGAAAGGACCCGAACCTATTAATGAAACATAACTATTTTGATTTACAATTACATTTGAGTTACCATTATTGTCATCCCACCATGATTGTGGCTTCTTATCTTCTAAAAACGTATTGAAGTACCAACCTTGTTTAAGGTCTTTTGTCCAACCAAAATAACCCCTCCAAATTGATGTGAAATATAATTCACTCAAAGGTCTACCTTGATTGTCCCTCAAAGGTAATATGTCAACATCACAATTAAATGAAAGTGTGTATGATCGGTTACCTTCTTTTGTTGAGACTCTTGCTTTGTTATTTGGGGTTAATACTTTTACCTCACATTTTCTTTTATCACCATAAATATTTCTTTCAAATCCAGCATTTACTAAAACAGAACATTCTTGATTGGTTAATATTTTATGTTTTCTAACATAATACTCACTTATTGTATCCGCAGAATTAGCATCATTTATAACTCTTTTGAATGTACCTTGTGAGTTTGTTTGAAATGTAGTTCCTGTATAACCAATGTTTTTAATGTTAAAAATGAATGCGTCTGACCCGTCACCAGGATCACCTAAACTTGAGACTTGGAACATCTCATTTCCATTGTAGTTTGTTGATAATAAAACAAATTCACCAACTTGTAGTCCATGTTCAACAGGACACTTAAATTTAATATTTAACCCATTTAAGTCATTCCCAACAATTACATAATACGGTAATCCATCAGATGCAACCCAAGACCAATTAATGGAAGTATTAGGTTCGACGGCGAATAAATTTTTATTATAATCATTTGTAAAAGCATAACTTAAATAATGACTCCAGTTATAAGTTGTTGCACTTACATTTTTAAAATTTAAATGATTATTTGGTGGTTGAGTATAACCAATAACATCATTATCCGTCCTTATAAAATCAAATTCAGAATATTGTGGGAATCCTGTCCATGGAACTGTTTGTAATGTGGATGGATTTCCACCTACATTTCCTGATGGGTAATATGCGATAGAATTAGCAAGTTCATTAGTATAATACAAATTGTCTCTATATGGGACATATTTTGTTGATCCCGTATACGCATTTTCAAATAAAACTGTGAATTTTGTAACAGGTCTGAATATTGTGGATGCTTGTCTTTCTTCATCAAAGACAGTCGCCAAATTCAAATCAACACTTCTATCATACTCAATTAAATCTTTTGAAGTTTGAGCAAATGGTACGTTTATAAATTGATCAACTTTTGGTGCTGATTTATACCTTTGTGTTGATTCTATTATTCTTGTTGATGGATCTACTGTCATCATTCTTCTGTTGTTGCTACATAAAGTTTATAGAATCTATTCAATGCCGTTTTACCGTTATTTAAACCAAAATAGAAATGGTAAGGTGCCCCAACAACTACCGCCTGATTAGGGCTACCAATAGGTTGACCTTGATTAACTACTGAAGGCGGTATAAGTGGTTGTGGATCACCGGCCAACGTATAATTTGATATATAACCTAAATTAGTTGTACTAGTGATATATTTTTCACCTAAAGTTGTAAAATCTAAATCTTGGTATTTTTTCTTAAAGAACCCTTGTCCAACAACATTTGTATACCAGTTATTATCTTCAGTTCCAAATATGTTTTGACTTGGGTTACTTTGTTTTAAACTCCATTTATAATTCGGAACAACTTGTGACTTACTATAACCGTAGTAATTTTGAATTAAAGGGTTAAAACTATAAGTTTCAATTCCTGGTGATTCAATTTTTCTATATCTTAAATTTTCTTGTGGTGTTTGGAAGAATAACCCTAAAACAGGTTTAACGTCATTAGCACCTGATGGTGGAGTTGCAGGATAGTAATTATCGCCAAAGAAAATGTAGTCGTTTGCGTTTGGACCTAAAAGGTTTTCTGTGATGAAAGGTAAAACTTTCCACTCAGAATTAATTGATAACATTTGAGCCCAATCACCATCTATTCTATATCCACCTCTTGTGCTGTTGAAGAATTGTTCAATCCCTTTTCCTTCAGTGTTGTTTTGACCTTGCCCTATTGGAAGTATTCTCTGTCTCACACCTTCGTTCAATATTCTTGATAAAAACCCAAGTTGAATAATGTCCGCATTGTCTTGGTACGATGTTGATTTTAATTGGTTAGCATAATACGATCCAAACCCACCTTCACCGGCACTACAACAAATTTCATTAATAAAGTAATCTCTTGGTCCTAAATCTACAAGTGTTGTTGGGAATTGTATTTGTCTGTCATTATAACCAAATCCAGGGAAAGTTGATAGACTTTGTGGTATTAATGGATTTGTTTGTGGTTTATTCTTACCAATAAATTCTTGGATGTTTTTGTTCCATGGTGATGATCTATAGTAAAAACTATTATTTATATCGTCAAATACTATCACATCAGTACAATAGTCGTAATTAGGTATTAGTGGGTTAACACCAAAAGTTAATCTTTTATTGAAGTTAAACATATAAAGAACTCCATTAACCCAATTGTTTTGGAACACTTGAGCAAAAACTCCTCTACAAGCGGCGAAGTTCATGGTAAATCTAACTTTCCATTCTAAGAACAATCTTACATCTGAACCATATTCTTTAACATATTTCTTGTTAAGAAGACAATAACATCCATTAATCATTCTATTTGCAGGAATAGAACATTGTCCTGATGGTACAACACCAACATTATTTCCTGAACCGCTATAACACTCTAAAGGAACCATACCTTCACATGTTAAAGTTGATGTTAAACCTGATACAGGTCCTGTTTCATCAAAACTTTCACCACCAGCTAAATCACCACCAGCATTAATTGTAGGTGATTCCAATTGGCCGTTAGTTGCGTAAACAGTAAAATTATTATTTTGATGTAACGCAAATCCAGTTGCGGGATTAGCTCCGTTTTCAACTCTTGTTGATGTTGGTAACCTATCACTCCTCATTATAATACGAAGTGAATTGTTAAAATTAATAGGTGAATATGATTGATTATAATATGCTGGCGAATATAACGAACTTAAATTTCCATTACCACCACACGAAGATTGTTGTTGGAAATATCCAGCATTAGTATTATAATATTGTTTCTTTTGGTTGTCGTCAGAAATTGCAGTATCCGTTAACATATTAGATGAAAAAGAATTGTTTCCTACCCATCCTAAAAACGCACCACCACCAACATATGTTGTTGGGTTTAATTGGTTTCTTGGTAAAGTGTATTGTGAACTCGCATCTACATAAACAAAAGGAGAACCTTGAGTTTGCGTCGATATGTTTAACCACCCTGGTGCTGATGTATATGATGGTGAGTCATCAGTACTTAAATAAAAATAAGGTAAGTTAGATGTAAACGCACTATAATTATTAGGGTTAACACTTGGCGGTGTAATTGTAAAATTATATGATGGAAAATATAATTTAACATTATTGTTAGTTGTTGTATTATGTGTTTGTGGTTTTTGAACCACTGTAGAACTTTGGATTGGCACATTTAAGTAATAATTACCAGTAACAACAACATTTCCATTAAAAGAAGTATTTCCAAAAATTTTAGATATATCATAAGATATTGTTTGTTGTGATGTATGAGGATCGACACCTCTAACAAAAATACAAACCTCATAATTCTGCCAATTTGGCATTGTATATAAAACATCCTGAATTGTATATGTACCAAATGATGGACAGACCGGTACATTATTTCCACTACACAGAGGGTAATCAAATTGTACGTTGTGTTCTAAATACGAACTTTTATAATATCCTGATGTTCCTAATGACGCATTAATAAAATCAGTAACAGTATAACCTGTTAGTAATTGATAATACTCAACATCAGTTGGGAATTGTAAATAACTTTGTTCTTGTGTCGCACTTCCCGCAATTTGACTAACTTGTGGTTGATTAATAAAAATTGTTGCCGGTAAACTTGATGTTCCGTTTGGATTGGTTGGGTCAGCATAGTTAACAGTGTATGTTGTAACACCTGTAGTTGTTAAACCTGTAATTGCATTATTACTAAATTGATTAAGAGTTGCCCCCGTAAGGTTTCTCATTCTAAACTGAGACCCTGAATCCATGTAATTTGGGTCTTGGAATGAGCAAAGACCTCCTGGTGTAATAGAAGCCGCGGTTCCTGAGTTCATTAAAACAACAACAACTTGATCAAAAAATGGTGTTGATCCTGAAATTGGATTAACAGTTGTTTTAATTTGGTTTACACCTGAAAAATATTTATCTCTTGTATTAAATTGATTTAATTGTTGTGGGAATGTAGTTGTTTTTGGATAAGCAAAAAATCTTTCATCCGAAACACCTCCACCTATTTTGTTGGCGGACCATAAAAATGGTTGAGGAGCATGTAACAAATACTCCTCATTATAAAATAATTTATTTGGGTCTGTTGATGATAACACATCGTACCCTGAAACTATTCTTTTAAAATCTATTGCCGCTTTTACAGCAACTGCAATATCAATATCGTTCTGACCTAATAGTGTTTGAAAACTTTTATATCCCCCTGTATTTCCACATTGGAATGGGTCATCCCCATTTGCGTCATTTTCAAAATTAGGGTGTGCAATATCATAAGACCCTGGTGAATTAACCGGTGCAATTATACTATTTGATTGTGCCAATGTTACATCATAACCCAAACCACTATCAGGATTTTGTAAACCATTTTGAATGTTTTGTTGTTCTTGAGCCAAAGTATTTGCGTCAAAATCATCTTCCATACTTGCAGTCCCACAATCACAATCACAACTTGTACAATCAGGGTATGCAATCATAGGTAAACCAATTCTTGGGAAATTGTCTATCCTACCATTTTGAGTATTTTCAATTAAAAATTTTGTGTAAAAATATGTAAACGCCAAACCAGCCGCGACTTGTATTATCACTCTAAATCCTTGAGCAACTATCTGAAGTATAGTTGCAATTGATATTACAGGTCCACCAAGTGGTGCAAAATTTAATAAAGTTCCTATGTAGTAACCTAAATCAATACCCGCCGAGACCCCTTGATATACAATGTATGGTCCTAAGAATAATAACAAGTATTTTAAAACAGGCCAAATCAAAGCTATGAAGTGAGCCACAAACAACAATACTAAAATTGGGAATGTTAAGATATTAACAAGGACGTTGAATATGAAGAATATTGGGTCAAAATTTCTTATGATGTCATTAACAGGGAAAGTATTAACAGTAGACTTACAAGTCCTATTATCAATTTCTTTAATTCCTAAATGTTTTGCTCTTCCAATCCCATTCTTGTATCTATCCAAGAACATTGCGGTAGTATATACTTTATTATATTGAAACTCATAAAAAGTATCCTCACAATCAATAGCTTCTTGTTTGTTCACATAGTCATCCCAATCAGTACTAAATGCGTATGATCTATAAAGATCAAATAACGCCTGTGGGTATTGTTTAAATGTAACTACTTGTGGTTGAGATGGGTCAACAGGATTTGCAACTATTTGTAGTTGTGTTCCTGGTGTTATCTCAATCGCATTTAAAGTTCCTGTATATGGTTGTCCATTTATATAAATTATATAAGACTGAACATTTGTTGTTGTTGGGTCTGCAAGCCCTTGTCCCGTTGCAAAAACAACAGTAGATCCCGTTACAACACCAACCCCTAAAGTATAAGAGTATGTTGATGGTAAGAACGTTGTTAATGGGTCAACTGTATAGTTAGACCATCCGTATTCTCTAACATTTGGAACCAAGAAATTAGCCCTTTGGAAACTACCTTGTAGTCCTTGTTCGTTTTGCCATTTAAATTTAAATCTATATCTACCTTTTGTTGGGATACCTTTTGATGGATCATCAGATAACACCTGTTGACCAAATTCGTTTGTGAAAACATAATCTAAGTTCATAGGGACATTCAAAAGATATGTACCATCTTGGTCAATTACTTTTCCTTCCTCTTCTATTTGGTATTGTTCAAGAATTGGTAATCCTTGATTATCAGAATTAATTGTGTGTCTAATCGCCAAAACTTCTCCAGGACCCGCAACTAACTCACAAAGATTTCCTGTATTATTTTTTGGTTTACAACTTACTTTTAATGCGTCATCATCAGTTGTAGATATAATTGACCCCATGAAAATTGAGGTTGGTTGTATATTAATATTAGCAAGTTTTGTTAAATCAAAATCAACTCTTGTAATTGCAACTTGACACAAATCAGGATCCCCCCAAAAAGGAGATACATCAACATCAAATACTAAATTTTTAATTTGTGGAAGTTCTCTTAAATTTGTTGAGGATTTAAATGTTGATCCATTCACTTGGGATTCAGTTGCTAAACCTTGTTGGATTAGGTCTTGTGGTGATAATGAAAAACATCCAATATCGGAAAGGTCCACATCCATAACAATAGTTTGGTTTCCAACAGGAACACCAAAAATCATAAAGTCACCACTCTCGTTAGTTTTAACGGTGAATCTATAATACTTATCATACACTTCAATATATGAGTCGTCCATTAAAACATCTGATACATTTGGGAATGATCCTGTAGATTGATGTCCTCTATATGACGGTAACTTAGGAAGTAGGTTATATCTATAACCATCTTCGTTAGTCTCTGTAATTGTTTTGTATGGGTATAATTCTGATATAACAGGGTTCAATTCATCTGCATCATCAAGAGGGATGAACACAGAAACCCTAGCGTTAGGTAATCCAAAACCATTATTAACAAAAACTCTACCGACCACAACTCCGTAATCAGCGCACATTCTTGTGTAAACATCATTTGCAAGTATTTTGAGTGAGAGTACTTCTAAAGACTCCCAATCTTGTTCTAAATTTACATTGATGTACTTGTCAACACCAACTTCGGTTCTTATTCTGTATGATTTTGGCATTAAAAAAATCGTTTTTTCATAAATAGTTTATTTCCTATTTTCATAGAAAAATAGTCCCTTTTGAAAAAAAATAAATCTCTAAGAGAAATTAACGGATTTTAAATTCAACACCCTTACATTAATGTCTTTGTTAGGGAATCTAATTTGATAGATTTGTGTTGGGGTTGCAAACAAAGTATCTGCCGTAGGTTGTATTTGTCTCGTTATTGGATCTGAGTATGGCATAGATGTTTGTGACGAAGAATATTGACCACCGACTTGGTTAAAGAACGAAATATCGGAAATACTAACTATACCGTTTTCGGCTTGGATTAATCTTCTTAGTTCAGATATATTTACATTATGTCCTAATTGTATAACCAATGGGTTGAAAAAATTACTAACTATTTCTATTGTTTTTGAAATTATCGCTCCTTGATTTTGACTATTATCTAATACCACATCAACAGTAACCGCTAAATCAATTGTTTCTGCGGCTTCAACAGAAATATAATCATTAATCATTCTAAAGTTAGATAAATAATTCGCAATGTTTTGTTTTAAAGTATTCGATACAACATTAGATAAACTACCGTTAGTGTCATATGACAACATTTTAATTCTAATTTTATTATTTTCTTCTGTAATTGCAACTTTTGCAGGTGCACCATATTGAGACGGCATTGTTCTTATTAATGAATTGTAGTCATTAACTGTTACGGCTCTGTTCTGAGCGGCAAAGTTAAATGAAACCATGTTTCTAACGTCTTCCGTTGTTGGTAAATTAGCCCCACCAATTGCGGCAGTTACGTTATTACATTGTAAACTATTAATAACACTCCTATTAACAGAATCAGAAGGACCATTAACCGCGAATGATACTGTTCCAATTTGATTAATAGTATTTAGACCCACATTACTAGCCAAACCACCACCTATTCTGTATTGAACGAATAATGTTGTGTTTGGTGTTAATGCTGCTCCCATCGCATAATTGTTAGTATATCTACTTAAATCAAAACCTTTACCGTCACGAGCAAATTCTCTCAATTGTTCTTCGGCTGAAATATTACCACCACCAAAAGTCATTTTACAAAAACCTTGTGGTGTATATTCAGAGATAAATTTATTTGAGGTTGTAATATATCTCCCCACTTTAATTCCAGGTTGATCTGAAACTTTAGTTGGGTCTTCAACAAAAATTCTATCTTGAACCAAAGCATCAACCTCAAACCATCTTTCAGGACCTAAACTTAAAAAATCTTGTGGGTTTGGGACCGTGGAGTACTGTGTGCCAGGTTTTAATAAAACACTAGTTATTCCTAATATATTTTTTTCAGGAAGGAATAATTCCAAATATGGTTTTACATCGTTTGCGGTAATTGTTCTTTTAAAAACTTTTGTAACTCCGTTAACTACAACTTCTCTTTTAACGATTGTGTAATTTATCAATTTACCACTTGAATCAAAATTTGGTACTTTCAATCTATTTGGTGATCCTTCAGCATTAATTGGTGATGCAAAATCAATATCATAAACGGTTTCAAAAGGTTGTCCCGCACCATTTACCAAAGATCCTCTTCTCAAGATACCACAATATCTTAAGTCTTCTCTATCACCAAAAGCCGGAACAGTTATTAAGAAATCAACTAAAGCAACCGATGGTCTTTGACCAGGTACTTTAAGTCCGTAAGTTCTTGCAATGTTATATACTGAATTCTTTTGTTGTGCAAATTGTAATACAGTTTCTTGAATACTTCTGTCAATTTGATAATTCAAGTTATCGGTTACCGCAGCATTAAGATCCAACATAACTGAAAAAATTCCAGCATCATTAAAGTTCTGAACTAAATCTGGATAATAAGTTCTTGTGAAATTTATTAATTCAGTTCTTACTCCTTGGAAATCTCGGACCGTATAGGATATCTTTTTTTCAGCCATATATCATTAAATATTTAATATAACAAAATCTTGTGATTCGAATGCCGAATCAGTGATTTTATAGTCAATTTTGATTCTTGCCGTGTGTTCTAAATTGGCAATATTTGTAACTTTAAATTCTCGTTCACCATATTGATTTACAGTGTAACCTTTATCTTCAAGTCCTGCGGATGCTGGTTCAACAACTATGTTTGTAACCTGTAGGTTTGGCATAAATGTTCTAATAGTATCTCTAATTTCAGCTTCAATGTCCGAAAACGTAGGTCCATCAAGTGGTTCGAATATATATTCATATAATCTTGTCCCAAAATCAGGTAAAAAATATCTACTCCCTTTCCTTGTTAAAAGTAAGTGAACTAGATTACTTCTAATTTCAGCTTCAGTAGATTCGGTAACATCCAAATATCTACCAGTAAAAGAATCAACGAAGGGAAACCCTATACCGTATGTAATACCATTTGCCATATCACATATAAATATAAGTTATACAATTTTTAAGTAAAAAAAAATCACTACCGAAGTAGTGATTCTTATTTTTAGGATGAACATCCAAAACATTCAAAATCTGAATTCTCAGGTCTTGGTGGTAAATTCAAGTTAGAGTAATCAACTTTTGGTGGTTCAGGAGTTACTTTAGGTTTTTCACGTTTTGACATATCTAAAGCTAAATGTTTTGCTCCTGTTGAAATTGCTTTGGTTCTTACGTAATAACAAAGGGTTTTTAAACCTTTTTCCCAAGAGTGGAAATGCGATGATGTAATTTTAGATAAAGTTGGGTTTGCCATATAGATATTCATTGATTGTGATTGATCAATAAATGGTGCTCTATCGGCCGCCATATCAATAAGTTCTCTTTGTGAGATCTCCCAAATAGTTTTATATTTAGGAATTAAATGTTCAATTCTTTTAACTTTCTTATTGTAATTTTTATCTTCGGTATCCAAATAGTTATTGAAATTAATGTTTTGAATTGATCCTTCATTTATAATAATTTCATTTTTCAAGTCTTCACACCAAATCCCAATCTTCTCAAAATCATTAATTAAGTATTTGTTAACAATCATGATTTCTCCACCAACAACTCTTCTGTTAAAAATAGCTGAGTGAGCTGGTTCTGTCATTTCATATGATCCTGTAATCTTAGCTGAAGACGCCACAGGCATTTGTGCTGTGAATAATGAATTACATACACCATAATCAGAAACACTTTTCTTAAGTTTACTCCAATCCCACATTCCTGAAAGTTGTGTTTCATCTAACCCCCACATATCAAATTGGAATATTCCTTGAGACATTGGTGATCCGTTAAAGAATGAGTAAGCTTCGTATTTACCGTTCATACACAACTGATTACTTTCATAGATAGAAGCATAGTAGATTGTTTCAAAAATATCTTTGTTTAATTTTTTAGCTTCATTAGATGTGAATATATAATCCATTAAATAAAATACATCCGCCAAACCTTGAGTCCCAATTGCAATCGCTCTTTGAGCTAAACCACCTTTTCTACCTTTTTCAGTTGAGTAGTTATTTACATCTACAACTTTATTAAGTGATCTAACAACTTTTCTAACCTCATTAAATAAAAGTTCAAAATCAAATTTACCTCCTTGAATAAAGTTTTTCAATACCATAGATGAAAGTGTACATATTGCAGTAGTCTCTTCATCAGTATATTGGTAAATCTCATTACACAAGTTAGACTGTTTAATAACTCCGATGTTTTGGTGGTTAGTTTTTCTATTTGCACTATCTTTAGAACATAAGTAAGGAACACCTGTTTCAATTTGAGATTCAACAACTTTACTCCAAATGTCTTGGGCTTTTACTTTTTTACCTAACCCCATAGAAACGGCCATATCATAAACCTCTTCGTATTCATCACCAAAACATTCTTGTAATGGTTTTAAACCGGCTTTAGTAATATCATTAGGACAGAACAAATACCAACTACCGTTGTTTCTAACCGCTCTCATGAAATTATCAGGAATCCAAAGCGCAGTAAATAAATCACGAGCCCTTAATTCTTCAGCACCTGTATTCTTTTTAATATCTAAAAGATCAAAGATGTCTTTATGCCAAGGTTCAAGATAGATAGCAGCACTACCAGGTCTACGACCTTGTTGGTTAAAGAATCTGAGTGATTCGTTAACAATTTTTAAATATTTTAAAAGACCACCAGCATATCCACCTGAACTTGAGATTCGACTTTCTTTACTTCTAATATTAGACATAGATAATCCAATACCTGCCGCATCAGAAGAGAACGTTGAGATATCGGTTAATGTATCTAATAATCCTTTTCTTGAGTCAGAGTTATTATAGTGAAGAACACATGAAGCCATTTGCGGAACTTTTGTTCCGGCATTAATCATGATTGGTGTTGCTTTTGAAATTAGTTGATTTGACAATGATTGGTAGTATTCGAACGCATCTGTAATATTATTAGTCACCCATAGTGCAACTCTCATATACATATGTTGTGGTCTTTCAATTACTTTACCATTTGGTCTTTTCAACAAATACATTTCTTGTAATGATCTCCAAGCAAAGTAATCAAAGTTATAATCATTTTCATGATTAATAGCCGCATCAATAGTATCCTCACCATACTCTTTAATTGTCTCAATCAATTTTTCATTAATGACACCATCTTCATAAAGTTGCATCATTGTTTGTGAAAAACTTTCATTTGTTTCTTTGTGGTAAGATGAAATTGCAACACTCGCTGCTAATCTTGAGTAGTCGTGGTGACTACCTGTGTAAGAAGCCGCAATCTCATAAACTAATTTATCAAGTTCTTTTGTAGTTACCTCACCTTCTGTTGGTACAGAAGTGATCACTTTAATAAAAATTTCGTCTGAGTTAACATTTAAACCTTTTGCGGCTCTTTTAACTCTGTTGTAAATTTTTTGAGGATTAAACGATACACTTTCCTCCCCTCTTTTATTTATTTTTAATGACATATTCTAAAAATTAAAAATCCTCTGTAAATGTTATGGTTTCATTAAGTTTTGCCTTCTGATACTCCATAGTTCGTGACTCAAAGAAATTACCTTTAGTTTCAACGGCAATTTGCTCCATAAACTTAAATGGTTGTTCAACATTGAATTGTTTACTACATCCCATCTTAACAAGTAGTCCATCGACCACAAACTCAAGATATTGTTTCATTAAATTTGAATTCATTCCTATCAAAGAAACTGGAAGTGATTCTGTAATGAATTCTTTTTCAATTTCTAATGCTGAAAGTAAAATCTCTTTAATTCTTTTTTCAGAAGGTTTAACATCCAAATGGTTATTTAATAGGTGAATTGCAAAATCACAATGTAAATTTTCATCTTTAAATATTAAAGAATTAGCATTACATAAACCTTGCATAATTCCTCTTGATTTCATCCAGAAAATAGAACAGAATGATCCTGAGAAAAAGATACCTTCAACAGCGGCAAATGCAACTAATCTTTCTGCGAATGATGATTTTTCAATCCATTCCAAAGCCCATTTAGCTTTTTTCTGAACCGCTGGTAATCTATCAATTGCATTGAAACATTCATCTTTTTCCTTTGGGTTATTAATGTATGTGTCTATCAACAACGAATACATTAATGAGTGAATGTTTTCCATAGCCAATTGTATTCCGTAAAAGAATTTAGCCTCAGGGTATTGCACTTCTCTGTAGAAATTTTCCGCCAAGTTTTCGTTTACAATACCGTCAGAAGCCGCGAAAAATGACAATACGTTTTTGATAAAGTATTTTTCGTTATCAGTTAAATTTTCCCAATCTCTGATGTCATTAGTTAAATCCACCTCTTCTGCCGTCCAAAACGCCGCTTGGTGTTGTTTGTAATATTCCCATATATCGTTGTGTTCAATAGGGAAGATAACAAATCGACTAGGATTTTCTACTAGTATTTTTTCCATTTTTATAAATTTATTTATTTTGTTAATTTGATTGTGTTTCTCTTTGTTTTCTTTTTTCTAAGAGTTCTTTAACTCTTTCTCTTTGTCTTTCTTCTTTTTGTTCTTCAAGACCTAAGAACGTCATTGAGCTTTCAGTGTCTATTTCAATCATTGCATTATCAAACTTACAGTTTTCAAATACAACGCCATCATCACCAATACGTGATTTTGTTATTGCGATTGTTGCCAATTTCATTTCTTTTTGTTGTAATGTTTTTGCAACTGATATAATAACGTGACCCACTTGAGCCTTTTTAATTGATCCTCCCATTTGATCTGTTGTAACAACTTCGGAAGATATTGAAGCTCTGTTACCTTGAGTTGCTGTCCAACCAACAATATTCATTTCGTGACACATTGCCTCAAATGCTCTCATTACTGACCCTTCGCTTTTCCATTCGTCACCCAAATTCTTATCAGGAACTACACAATCAATATAATCTAAAATAATCATATCAACTTTAATCCCGTCAGAAACCATTTTTCTAATTTGATTTTTGATTTGTAACATCGTCATAGTATCCGATGGTAACTTCTTCATAATCAACTTGTTTGGCATTGATTCCTCAATTTCCCTAACTCTATTCATTACCTCATCTCTTTTCTCTGACAAATCGTCAGGATGAATCTTAGTCCATAATGTAAAATGTTTTCTTTGGATAACTTTTGGGTTGTCCTCAAAAAAGATCTGAAGTACATTAAAACCTAAGTTAAAAGCATGATTTGCCATCTTAGTTAGGATAGTTGATTTACCAACCCCTGTAGGTGCTAAAATAACACCAATTTCTCCTTTTGCCAAACCTCCCTTTAATAATCTATCAATACCAGGTATTCCCATTGGAACTGGGTGTCTGTAATCATCCTCAAGAACTTGTTCAAGATTGGAGAACACATCTAACATAGTAGTGTCTTTTGCACCCACCTGAAGAGCGGTTTTAACCAGTTCTTCAAGAGTATCGTAGTTCTCAAACTCACCACCATCAATGATCTTTTGAGCCTTACCCATAACCTTTTGTAGTTCTTGTTGTTTACAGAACTTTAAGGCTTTTTCCTGTACAAAACTCACACCATCGATAGGTGCATCCTTAATTTTCTTAATTGTGTCCATAACAATTTTGGACGCAATTTCTTGTTGTAATTCAGATTTTGTAATTTGTTCTAACGTATCAAACGAAGGTGTGTGGTCATATTTCACATAATACTCTCTAATCATTTGAATGATGATTTTGAAGTACTTGTTTTCAAAATAATTATTCTCTATCACATCAATAATTGAATGTGAAAAGTCTTTATCCACAATGATTTGATTAAGTAATTGTAACTGAAACGTATTACCTAAATATTCAAAATTTTTACCCGTCGCCATATAGTTTTCTCTTCTTTAGTAAAAATAAATAGTATTAGTTTTTGATAAATTCAGGATAAAAATAATTAAAATCTCTACCTGAAAAAATGTCAGTAAGTGAGGAAAGGATGCTTTTTAACTTTGGGCGTAGGTCTACGGTATATCTTACCTTTGGGGGGTATACTTTAGCATCAAACTCACGCTGACAAATTGTCATGTCTCCAAGCTTAATTATTAGATTAAAATTTTCCTGACCGTCTGTAATTGATGTATTTAATACATCTGGATTTTCTGAAATTTCATATTGGTTATCCAACATGTAAGTTAATGATCTCATCTTAAGATCGTATTTTAACTCATTACAAATACTCTCAATGTGATAATAAAAATCCTCAGATTTGTGAGCATTTTTATTAAAGTTTCTAACATTAAAGAATCTCTGAACCACAATGTTATCGTTACACATTAACAAAAATTCAACTTTGGTAATATCCTGTTCTTTCATTTGTTTTTTTTAATTTTTTTTGTTTCTAAAATTTGTTTTTTCTTTTCTTGTTAACTTTAGAAATGGTTTCAAAAAAATAACCCAAGCGTCGTCACCCTTAGGTAGATATTTGAAGAACCCATCTTCCATCATCATTCTAATTAAATTTCTATGTCCTCTTCCGTCGGGATCCATCGATTCAGAGTAATATAATCTAACTAATTCTTTGTCATCATCACTTAAGAGTGGCTCATCCAAGTCGACAAGTTTTTGGTTGATTACAAAAAATTCATCACCAAAAATACCTTCTTTAGTTTTACCACTTAATAGATTCTGAAGAGCCACATTACCTTTTTCCTCCTTAAGTAAATTAGTACTTCTACCCAAAATATAGGGTATTTCTACTAACTCTTCAAGTAGCTCAGGAAATAATTTAATTAAAGTTTTCTCACCAAGATAGAAGATGCCATCAATGTTATCTGAACTATCTCCAGTGAGAATCTTTACGGTTTTAACATTATAGTGAGGAATTTCAATATCATGTAATTTAATATTGTCCCCAAACTTATAATATTTTTTTGCGGATGGTGAATAAATTGAAACTTTTTCAGAGATAAGTTGAGTTAAATCCCTATCACTTGAGAATATTGTTTTTTCTTCGTCTAAAGAGATTTTACAGTACTGAGCAATTAAGTCATCAGCTTCTGCGTGTTCCGTCTCCAGTTGTCTTACAAACATCTCCTCAAGGTATTGTCTAACTCTTTGCTTTTGTTCCGAAAAAGATTCTTCTTTCTGTTCAGACTCTGAAGGTTTACGATTCAATTTATACTTTGGGTATATCAATCTTCTTTGTGAAGATGAGGTTTTTGAATCCCAAAATACAACAACTTTGTTATAGTTGTGTTCCTCCAAAAATCTACGAAGAGTATTTAGAAAGTGCCATACACCACCGACATGTTTTCCATTGTGATAAAAATCTCTAACACCATGAAATCCAATTTTCAATAAATTATTTCCGTCTACTAATAATGTCTTGGACACTCCCTAATTTTTAAGTTATTCTTACTCTACCTCTTCTTTTTCTGTTTTCAAATCAAAGTCACCATCAACTCCGATTATGTCTTTCCAATAGTCAGCATGTTCTTTTTTATACTTTTCTATTGATGCTTTTTCCTCCGTTGTATCCTTACCGGGTAAAAATCCGTGTGGTGTTACAATAATTCTTCCGTCTTCAAAACCAAGTCCATTGATGTGATTTTTCATAACCGACACTTTTGTTCTTGATGCAAACTTTACAGTTCGTTTATCTTTTGTTGCCGTGATCTTTGTTGTTCCAGCCCCCTTTTGATTACCAAATAAGAATACCAAAGAAGAATTTAACCAAATTGCTTCACCACCTTTTGCTTTAATTTTGGGTTGACCAAACGGATTGTCAGGTAATTCCACCCATGGTTGATTAACAATGATTAAGGTATTTTCATATTTAGAATCTGCCTTACGAGATCCCGAAATACGTTGGTTAATACCCATACCAATTTTGTCGGCTAAAACACTTGCATTGTGTTGTTTACCTCCTTTACCCTCGTAAGTCATTTTACAAGGAACTGATCCAACTGAATCCCACATTATACAAAGTGAATAATCTAACTCACCTTTTTCTTGTGCATCCAATAGATCGTTGATGTAATCTGTGATTTGTTCAATATAACTGAAGTTGTTATTAAACAAGAAGAATCCGTCCCAAGTTAATTCACCTGTTTCTTCATCAACTACTTCATCACAATTAAACCCCATCAACTTTGAGTGTTCAAAAGACCATTTTTGTTCCGTAATAATGAAAACAGGAAGAATTTCTTTTTTTTGAGCATCAACCGCAGTTTTAATAAGTGCTGTTGTTTTACCTGTGTCGGAGTGACCCAATAACATATTAAGGTGTCCGATCGCTGGTCCAGGTAAACCCACCGCATCCAAGAAGTCGGAACCAAGATCAAAAAATCTTTGTGGTTTATATTTTGCGTCTGAAGAGAATTTTTTCTTCAACGAACTAAAGTCGTTCTTTTTAAGTGCCATGTGATATAAGTTTTTGGTATTTGTACTATAAAATATAGATAAAAAAACGGGAACAATAAACTGCTCCCGTTACATTTTTAATAATTAAAATTAGAAAGGTAAATCCTCATCAACCTCTGATGTTGTTTGTGGATCAGCAACTTCATTAATTGATTTTGGTTCTTTTGTTCCTCCCATAGAAACTTCAGAAGTTTCGTTGTTAGAATAAACATATCCACCTTTTTCAGAATCCCAACGAGGTGTTTCTCCTCGTGCAATCGCTTCTAAATATTCTACAGGTTTTTTAGAATAAACATCTTCCCAAGTCATTTCATCACCAACCCAATCAACCATTTGATCAGTCTCTTCTGAGATTGCGGATGGGTCATCATACATAACTGTTTGAATGACAGTGTAAAAAGCACCTTTTGGGGTTTTTGCTTTTGTTAACTCAAGAATTAAATCACGTCCTTTATCAGGGTCTGTGATATCACCTTTTGCTTTCCAAATTGGAATAATTTTATCAAGGATCCCTTCTTGTTTGTAGTTGTGTTTAAATCTCCAAAATTTAACTCCGTCTTGTTCGTTGTCGCGATCAATAACTTTTACAATATAAAATTTACGTGATCTATATTGTGTCGCTAATTGTTTGTCAGCCTCTTTACCTGTTGACATAAGTTCTTCATAAACTTCATTCAAAGGTGAACGCTCATTGTCGTTTTTTCCCGGATCATAAAATTTTTGGTATTTTCCGTCCACAAGGATCTCGTGGAACCATACTTCTTTGAACGGTGAAGATCCGTCTGTTGTAGGAAGAATACGTACTCGTCTCTGTCCTTGTTTTTCATTGTCTTTCAAAAGAGCCGCGAAATATTTTTTCATTCGGTCCTCAGAAGACATTTTAGAACCATTCGATGATGTGTTCTGTGTTGATTTCTCGTACTGTGCAAGTACTGCGTCTAATGAATTTGTCGCCATGTGTAAATAAAAATTAAAGTTTATGTGTTAAAATTATAAGTATATAAAAAGTTATAGTCAAATTGTGTCGCCAAAAAAAGTTTAAGGTCGATTTTTTCGACCTTAAAACTTATGAATTATATTTGTTTAATAAAATGTCGTCTTCATCTTCCATTGGTTCATTGAAAGATTTTTCAATATCAGATGGGCTAAAACTTTCAACTTCATCTTGAGTTAAAACGTATTCATTTTTTCCTGTTTGTTCCATCTCATCTTTTTTCTCATCAAAGAAATCAGCCAAATTTTGTTTAAATGGTCCTGAATCTAATGAACGAAGTTGTAATTTTTCTTGTGCCGTTTTTGGTCTATATTTCTCAACTTTACTTTCCAAACTATCCAATTTAGATACAATATTATCCATTTCTGATAATTTTTCTTCCATAGTTTTGATTTGATCAAAAAGATTTGTGAAATATTCTTCTTGTTTATCCGCAATAGTTTTTTGTGAATCAACAAGATCGGTAATATCCAACTCTTCAGTTTCTCCTTCTTCTCCTTCTTCTCCTTCAGCAGGAACTTCCTCAACATCAGGATCCGTAGCAACATCAATAGGAGTTGCATCACCTCCCTCTCCAGGTGCCGCTGGAGGTGCGGGAGCTGCAGGATCTGCACCTGCTGCCGCAGGATCTGCCGGAGCCGCAAGATCTCCAGGAGGTGGAGGTATTTCTCCTGCCGCCGCTGGATCTGCGGGTGGTGGAACATCTTGTTCCATAATGTATTTGTTGATCGAATTGTATCTTGCGATCTCTTTTAAAATTTTATCGTCTATTCCCATCTTAACCGTTTAATAATGTTTTATAACCTTGATTAGTTTCCACTTGAATTTTTTTAAATGTTTTCATAGTGTTGTCGACTCTTTCAATAAGACCGTCTTTAATTCTGACAGTGTAACAATCACCTGTGTCTAAGTCACAAACTTGTTTTGTTCCGTCACCCATATCTTTTTCGGACACTCTTGTGTTTTTCCCCAAGTAATTATCCAATAACATTTTAGTACTCATAAGTATTTTTATTTATAAATATCAGCTTATCACGAAAGTTTGTACAGTTTTGTAAACATTGTATGCTGCAACAAATTCTTGTTGTAGTGTTAATTTTTCTTGTTCAGTCAAACTAGTGTAAACGTTTGCGGGTTGTTCAACAGGATAGCTTAAAACATATTGTTTTGCCGTTGCTGCCGACAATCCTTCTTGTGTTGAGAAATCAAAATTATTTTTATCTTGATTTAATAGTGTTACTAATGTCGATGTCTTATCAACAACAAATTTGATAAAGTCTTTAAATGTATTAAATGATGCAACAGGTAAATTGTTGTTAGTTCCTCTTGTAATACAATAGTAATTTTTCTTAATGTAATTTATAAAGTTAGGACCATAAACTTCTTTTAAGTTTATTGTACTGTAATTATTCTCGTAAGCATTAATTCCTGATCCTTTACCTGAATCAACATACACCATTGTAAATGCTAATCCCGCAACAAGGAATGTGGTATCTCCTGTTGATGTATAACCTCTACTTAATAACTCATCTCTTATCGCAGTAAACAATTCTTTTGTTGTTTGAGATGTTTGAGCAGGTATGTCAAGTCCAGTATAGTTAAGATATCTTGGATTAATATTTGCAACACAATCTTGATTTTTAGTTAGAGTTTCTTCCGCCTTAATATTAGATAAAACATTTTCTTTTTGAGCCAATACATTTGTAGAACTTTCCCTTTCTTTCTTTTCGTTTTGTTGAATTCTAGCTTGTATCGTATTAAGAATTTTAATGTTAAGTGTTTGAACAAAATTATCGATCTTAGGTAACGCATAAAATGGTTGTCTAGTTCCGGTAAATGACGTATTAAAACTATCTTCACTAATATCGTGAGTAATTTTTGTAATCATGTATGGTCCTGAGAACATAGGTACGTTTCTGATGTTGAAATACATTAATGGTTGTATTAATGCGCATCCCATCATTTCAACACTACATTCATAACTTCTATTTTTATAAAGGTTATATAAAGAAACTGATTGTGTTGTTGATCTTCTGTTTCCACCCAAGTTAGCCATTTGATTTAACATTTCTAAAGATTCAGATGTCGGTTTTCCTGGGTTTTGGTTAACGCTAAAACTTTTGAATATTTGTTGATTTGGTTTTGTTACATCTACGTTGAATCCAACAACTTTGTTTGATTTGTCCCAATCTAACTTGTACGCTTGATTCTCTTGTAATGGGTTATCACTAGCTCGTCTAAGATCAAAAGCATCATCTCTATATCTATAATCAATATTGTCATTCATATCCAAGTGTTCACTTGGTTTGTTTACGTAGTAACAAAGGAATTTTGGTGAACTATTTCTGTAATCAACATTTAAAAATGTTCCAAACAAAGAATTACCAAATTCTAAAGTTCCGTCAGGTCTTGGGGTTGGATTTTTTTCTACGTCTTGTATATTATAAAAATTAACAAATGCCGGTAACATGAAATATTGGAAGTTATTTTGAACCAATATTGTTGTAATCATATCCAACAATGTATTTTTATAACTACCGTCTTTTATTAACTCTTGTATTTCAAAAATATCGACAATAATCTTATCCCCAACATTTCTACTTGCTCTATCAACTAAAAGAACATCTTCAAATAATGTTTTGTTTTGGAAATCAAATCCTGCAATCCAAGTATCATTCAACGCTTTAAACGTTTCCCATAACTCAGTTCTAGTTTGTTCTGTAAAACCAGCTTCCAAATTCGCTCTATTATCAGTCAACTCTTGATTGATTAAGACTGTTGGTAATTCTTTTCTTACTTGAGGTAACATTACATTAATAACATTACCTATGTAGTTATCTGATTCAATTATATAGTTATCCATTAAAGAATAAAATGAAGATAAATTCAAGTTATTCTTTTTTAATTTTTCACTCGCATAAACTTTAATAAGTGGTGCAAAGTCTTCAACATTTTTTTCATTGAACTGTACATTTAAATCAATAAAGAAGTCTGTGATGTACGATCCGTTATTTTTATATTGTAATTTAGGTATTGATGACTCCCCAACATAATATAATAGTTTTTTCCACGTTTCAGGACTTTGTTGTTTTGATTGAGCAACACTAACTTGTGGTGGTAGTGTTCCTTGTTCGTATGGCCCATAAATAATTGGGTTCTCTAAGAACCTTGTTGAGAAAGTTAAATACAATCTTCTATCAAACTGTGTTGGGTTTCCAAATTTAAAGACTACATCATAATTCACAAAAGATGACAATACTTGTTGGAACTGTGTGTTTTGACTTGTAATTATTTCACTAAGTTTTGTTTCAGGTGACGTTCCTGTTGGTGTTTGTATCTTCATCAACTCTCTCATCAAGAAATGGAAATTCTTAAATGTTTTTTGAGATAATGAACCAACACTTCCATCAGGATTTGCCATTTGTTGTAAAGTTTGTAGGGATTCTGATTTACTAGTCTCAGGTAATGTATCAACATAATCGTAAAGAGATCTACTGAAATTTAAAAATTCAGATTCAAATAGATCTAAAGTTTGACTATTAAAGGTTGTAAATAATTCTTCAAAAGTTGTGTAATCATTAATTTCTCCTGAAATCAAAAAGTTTTGTTGTTCTTTTTGTTCATTCAAAATTTCTTTCATATAAGTTAAAGGATTGTTCTTTTTAACTTGATTGTTATTAAACCAACCATATTGAGGTGCGTTCCAGAATAATCTTACCGAACCATTAAACATTGAAGGGTTGTTATACAATTCTGTTTTCATGGTTCCGTTTTTAAACGCTTCCTCTTTTGCTTGATTGACGTTTGTACCAAAAGATGGTAGAACATAATAACCTGTTTCGTCGGTTGCTCTAACAATAACAGAATAAGGCGATATTCTCATAGTTCTAAGTGAGCTATTTGGATCAAACCCTGGCGCTCCATATATTGTTGAGTCCGTTGTGTTAAACATTATTAGTTTTTTATTATCTAATAATGGTTGTATTGCAGATGAACTTATTCCTTGTATGTATTGATTTTGAACAACGAATGGGGATGATGTTGGTTCTGTTTGTCCTGATGATACAATGTATATACCTTGACCACCTGTTGTTCCTGAAATTTGACTTATTATGGTAACGTTACCATTTAAGTTAGGTCCATTTATTATTTGTCCCGCACTTAAGACGTTACTATCAATTTGATTTACTTGTAGTGGTGGGTTAAGAACTCTAAAGTCCGAAACCGTAGTATTTACTGACGATGTTAACTTATAAACTCCGTTTGAATGTGTTGGTCCTGTAATTTGTTTTTGTATTGTAACTTGAGGATTTATTGATGATCCTGTTAAAATACTTCCAGTACCTAAAGAACTTAAAGTTAAACCACTAACACTAATATAACTTCCTAAAACAAAATTAGTCGTTGTTGATGTAAAACTTGGGGTTACAGTATATGTACCTGTACCACCTGTTGTATTTGGTCCAAGACCGGTAACCACTAAATTAATATTTATATTACCAATTGGTATGGATATAACATCATTTACTTGAATGTAACTCTTAGTAATTGAGTTTACGGTTATTGCACTTCCAGCACAGGTACATGTTCCTGTAACAGTAAACACATTAGAATTCCCTGATATACTCTGAACCACCGCACTACCCGTAACTTGCGTTTTACCACTAAACAATTTTAACCCTTGTAAAAATACATTGAAGTCGTCAACTAATTGAGGATAGAATCCTGTTGTCATATCAGTAAACGGTGGTGTTCCTGTTGTATTTTGTAACACTAGATTTTTTTGATCTCCGTCAATTAACAACGAATATGTTTTTGTTGATGATGAGAAACCTGGATCCCAATTTTCTAAATAATTGAAGTCTTTCCAAACATCATCTAAAAAGTCTTTTCCGGTTTTGTCGTATGTTTTATATCTATTCCAAATAGATCCGTATTTTAAAATCCAAGCATATGGTAACTTATGAACCGCACCAAATTTCTTCATCGTCGCTAAAATGTAGTTCAAATCAGTAGTTGCTTGACCATCAAAAGTTTTATATTTTTCTCTTAATGTACCTAACGGTAAACTATTCAAAAACAAGTAAGCCGCGGTTTTATATGGATATGGATCGTTTTGTTTGTACCTAAAATTAAATACACCTTGTTGTATGGCATTTATAAAATAAGGTGTGTTCAACATAGATGTTGTTTGTTCAGAAAATACATTTTCTGAATAATTTGAGTATGATATACTACCTTCTGTTACTAATTGATCTTTATACTCTCTATCTTTATAAAAAGCTTTAAGGTTTGTAATATCAGGAGTTACATTAAGATCTAAAAAATTAAAATAAGTAAAAGGTCTTCTTTCGTTTTCATTAGTGTTCTCCAAGAAATTAGTTATGGTTAATTGTATTGGATTGTAATTTAAAACTTCTTTAGTGTCAAACGCTTCATTTGCATTATTTAATGATTTACCATTAGCTAAATTCTTTTTATCCCAATCTAAATCAGTTAATGGATATGTATCACCAAACTCAAAAGCATTTGATGATGAAGAACCCGCAACATATTTATTTAAATTAGTTAAATTTTTTGGGTTACTTAATGAAACATTAGGTTGTGATTTGGTAGAAACTATTATATCTTCATTATATAAAGCATTTGGGTTGTTTACATCATTTTTAATATAGTTAGTTACAAACTCACCTCTAATGTATGACTGCCAACTATCACCTTGACCTTGATTTGATATGTGTCTTAAAAATGGTAAATAATTGTTACTATCTAAAAGATATTCTTTAATAGTTTTTGATAAGAAAGGATTATCTTGGCCAAGACTTTTTAATATGTTTACCGCCTCATCATCGGCTTCGGCTTCATAAATAGATAAATTATATCCTGATTGTCTATTAAGTCTACTATAGTATGAGTTCAAAAGAAGTCTTTCATATATTTCAAAGAAATATTTAGACTCTTCTTTATTTTGGAATACCTCGTTTGAAACGGGAAAATCAATTCCGTTTAAAGAAATTCTTGAGGGTTGTAAGTCTATCTCATTAAATTCCGCACCTCTCTTATCGACATCATTTTGTCTTTGTGTGTATCCTTTTATAAATTGTTCCACAAATTCAACCTCAGGCCATATTTCAGGATCATAAGCTCTATATGAGTTTGCTACATTTTGAGCACCAGGATATATTACTTGAAACTTTTCTTGGTTGTCATCACCAACGGTTTCTTGAATTACTTGTGGCCAAGGATAAATTGGTTCATTGTTTTGTGTTGAGTCCTTAATGTCCACACTTGGTGCGGTTGTTTGGTTACCAAAAATTGCGGCTCTTCTATATGAATTTTCTCTTTGATCCCAAGCCTTTTTATGAACCTCATCTAATAATCTTAAAAAAGCCTCACCTTGACAATAAAAAATTGCTAATATGTTCCTTATAGACGGAACAAACCCTAAATCATTTTCACCTTGACCATTAAATTTAGATGCCAAACTTTCTGTAATTTGTTGTTCAATTTGTGATCTAAAATTTTGTGCTGATTTACCAGCCGTATCGGTAATAGTCATAAATGAATTAGGTCCATCAAAAACATAAAGAAGTCCTCCTGTTTCTTTGAATAGGTTTTCCAAATTTGTTTTAAATGTAACGAAGGCTAAATCTGCGGCGGTCAACCCTGATTGTGGAGTGTTTGATGGTGACAATGTTCCCTTTGGCGCATTTGGTGATGCTCTAAAAGTTTTTTCTAAATCAACGTTTGATATCGATTCAGATCTAATAAACGTTGTTGTTTTAATTGGGACAGGAATTTTTGATTGTACCGTTTTATTTCCAACTGTATATGATCCGTTTGTACCAAAAATACTATTTTCATTTAGTTTAGCATTGTTGTCTTTTATTATACCGTCAAGTTCGGTTAATGCTGTTTGTTGTTTTTGAGCATCTAAGTCAGGTTTATAATAATAAAGATTTTGACCATTCTTTAATATTATAGGTGATTTAGGATTCATGTAAGTGTTAAACCATGAAGATCCATATAAAAAAACTTTTTGTTGGTACAAAGTTAATGCATTTGTATAATTTGTCATCTCGGTTAAAACTCCAAGATTTTCTTTTGCGAACTTACTTAATACATCATCAATAAATTTTTGTAATCTGAAATTAAGTTGATTTAATGTTATTTCTGGAAAATCATCAGGAATAAGCCCTTTTGATTTATAATTAGAATAAATTTCTTTCATCTTTTGATAACCCCTACTTACAATCGTTGGTGTTTGTGCGGATTGGTCATTTGTATTTGTTCCTTGTGTTTTGCTCGCAGTAGTTTGATTAACAACATTATTATACATATGTGGAACCGCCATCAATGACCCATAATTAACATATGACAATAAAGTGTATTTGTATCCGTAGAACTTTAAAGATATTTCAAAATTATGTGTTTGTGGATTAAATTTAGAACTAAAAGATTGTAACATTATTGGGAACTTAACTGCCTTACCATAATAACCTTTCATTGTTAACGTAAATTGAGGATATGGTAATTGGAAGAATGCAGAGTATGGTGAATTGTTACCACCCTCAAATAATGCTCTACCTTTAACGTCTTCTAATTCAATATCAATTACTGGTAAGAAGTCAGTACCTATTGAGAATCTTATATTCTTAATACCTAAGAACCCGTTGTCAACAGCACCTGGAGCTCCGTTTGATAAAAGATTTTGAGTTATGTAATAATCATCGGTTTTATTTGGATTTTTAACTGCAGTCAAATTAGGTTGATTAACACCTTTACCGTCCAAAGCACCTTTACCTGTCAATTCATCTGACCATGCGGTATCCAAAAATGTTTTATGACCAGGATTTAAAAAATTAATCTTACCAACAGATATTGTTCTTTGTTGATCGTTCATCGCCGAACCAACGGCTAGTTTTGTTCTTGGTAAAACATTACATTCCAAATTTGCATAGAAAATCAGATCCTCTTGTTTTACAAGACGATCCTTAATATTACCTTGTTCATCAATTAATTTATTTGGATCAATTAAAGTAATATTATCGTAGTCAAATTCTACTAATATATTTTCTCCGTTATCTGCCATAGTAGAAGAAGTAATTTTCTAATGCGTTTTTATAGTCTTGTAAAGAAGCTACTAACGGAAATGGAATTGTCAATACAGCACCATCAGGTATTGAGTACTCATTTCCTGAATATTGAGGGTTTGCCGCCATTACTAACCAACCAAAATATGGTGTTCCATAAAATTGTTGTGAAACTTTATCCAATCTTGATTGACCTACGATAAAAATATAATTCTTATCCGAGGTTTTTGATGGTAGTGGTACGAAAGGAACCACCGTTTGTTCTCCATTGATTAAAAAATTCGTATATCTATTCCAATATTGAAAAGGCATTTTAATTGAATGTTACTTTACCGTTGAAGGTCTTTTTATTGTCGTTCAAGTTAACACTTGAGTACAGGTCTTTTAATTTCTTATTCTTTTGATTTACGTTGTCCGTTGCCGGTGTTACAAAATTACATTTTTTAACTTG